ATCTCTAAAAGCGTGTTCTTCCGTTCTTGGAAATTGCCTATAAAATTCATTTAAGGCATCTTGATCCCCCTTTAATCCTTCAACTTCATTATCCCAGTGCTCTATAACACCTACATCAATTTCTTCTCCATGAGGTCCAACACAATCTTCCTGTGGGGTGTCGAAGACAGGCATGCCATAAGAATCAATGAATCCTTCGTAATTCCATTCCATAGGAATGAACAAAGAATATAATCCTGACTTAGTTTGTCCATTTCGATTTCGTTTGGTAACATCAGAATCATTATATAGTTTTTTAAAGTTATCTCCTCCTTTATCTAAAGCATTTGATGTTGAACCCATCATACACTTACCGATAATTCTACTACCTAACCTTAGCGTTGTTTTCGTAACCCTCCAGTTGTTGAGGATGTTGTCGGGCCTTTCCCATTTCCCCGATTCATCATGGACGAGGAGTTTAAGCTTCTCCCCATCGTAGGAGTTATCACCTGTGTTTTTCCAGTCGATTGTGGTGTCCAATCCCTCGAGTAATTCCTGGTCCTTTTTATTTTGAATCGATTTTCTAGTGAGTCTACTGGCTGGTATTCTATAGGCAAGTTCGGTCTTGGGCCTGTCCATACCGTCCTGGATGGGTTTGAAGAAGAACGGGTAGTTGACGGATATAGGGACGACCTTATCTGTGAACATTTTCTTAGCATCGGCTCCAGACTTAGACAAGATACCGTACCGTGCATCTGAAGTAATTGTCGCCAAATTAACGGTCTCTGCTGAAGACATAAATGAAAATCCTGAACGACGGTTTTTAAGATAGCACATTCCGTAAGATCGTGAGTCTGCTTTGCAAGCCTCCCAGAATATAAAGAATAATCTGTTTGCTTCCCTAAAGTCTGGCTTCCCAACGTCAATCTTGGAGTGCTGCAGGTACATAAAATGAGTACCAGTAATGTAAGTAGCCAAACTCTTATTATAGAACCAATGGCCTTCGTCTCTTCTTTTAAATTGTTCATCTATATAGGGTTCCCATTTTTCTTTGAATTGCTCAGGATATTCTCTCCAATCAAATATACTTTGTATTTGCTTTAATTCTTTTGGATATTCTTCAGCAACCCATTTATTATTTTCTTTATTTAATTTACTGGGCGCTTTTGGCAGAGCTATTTTTAAACCCTGTATATTATATATCTCTCCAATTTGTCCCGTCTTACTTATAACTACAACATCGTGCTCTTTATTATAGCCATACTTCCATTTCTTAGACTTATTTAGTCTAGTTATAGTATTAGATCTTATAGGTGTTATAACTTTATATAATGACTGCTCGTACATTATTTAGATCTTTTTTCTGCAAACCCTTTAAAAACTTGTTTTTTTTGTTCCTCTTTGGGTTTGTCATTCAACAAATTATCTTCTTCCTGTATTCTGTTTAATATTTCAAAAGCATCAAATATTGCTAGCTTTTTTGTGGCAGCCGCATTTTTAAGTCTATCTGCACTAATATCATCATCCGAATCTACAATGGCTTCTTTGGCAACTTTAATTAATTCCTCAACTGCTTTTTGCCCAGCTTGGATTATACTCTTCTTCGTCTCCTTGATATTCATATTTAATTGTAATTGAATTGGTAGGTACTCTGTAAACTCGATGCCCACTTATAAAAAATTCGTATTCCGCTCCTGGTTTAAATCCAACTAAGTCTCTTGGATATATTTGTTTGAGCAATGGATCTACCGAATAAATAATACCTATATTAGGTTTTTCAAAATTAACAGAAAACATTTTAGTTTCTTTTATGGGTTTTATAAAATTAAACCCTTCACAAGCATTCCATCCACATTTACAAGATTTTGAATATGCGTAAATTTGATCCATACTAGCAAAAAATATGTCTTCTTTATAATATGATCTACTGTTTTTTTCGTCTCCCCTTATGTCTTTAAAACGCCTAAAAACATTATGATGTACCACAACTTGATCCCCAACCTTTATATTAGTTTCAATTTCCGATGGCACAGCCAAAACTTCAGCTATTCTATTTGAATAATTATGATTGTGTAATTCAGTGTTTAATACAAGATTTGATTTTTCGTCATCAATATTAGTAATTTGTTTGTCATTCAAATATCTGCCACCCACTGGTCTTATAATAAAATCGTACAACGCTCTCATCAATACTGTAAATCGTATTCTATGGCAATAGCCATATTTTTGTTAAAATCTTTCCAAGGTATCAACTCCTCATTTTTTGATATATATATAGAGTACTTTTCTTCCTCTTCTAATATATTAGATATAACATGACCACCATACACTTCCTGTCCAACAGAGTAGTGCATGGCGTCATTTTTATAATCTCTACCGATACTAATCTTTCTTATCAGCATCTTCTGGCTTGATTTCACCTGTCTGTATATCTACGGTAACTTGACCATAAACATCTTCTAAGCCTTTTTGAACTTCTGCTAATTCTTCCCTTGCTTCAGTTAGCAAATGTAAAGCCTCGTGCTTTTGTGCTTCTAGCCCTCCAATTTGAATTTGCAAGTTGTTTAATTTGTTAACAGCTCCTTGTAAAGAGTCAAGCTCTTCTTTGTTTAATTTTTTACTCATAATTTAATTTTATTTAATTGTTATTTACTACTTATTAATTACGTGTTATTGCTATTTGCTTAGTGACAGGCAATTATATCTGTACATGCAGGTGCTGTAGCTACTAATACGTAGTCAACCATTACTGGTAAATATTGCCCAAAAGTAATACCTTTAAACGTAACTGCTTGTGCAGGAATGGGTGTAGTGGTTACCTCCGTCACCTCTAATGTCGCTGGGTCCGTTCCCCCGCTAATTTGTAATATATCGCCTACTTCAAACCCTAGCCCGCTATTTACAATATTTATAGCTGTAACGCCTCCATTAGAATCTACAGAAACTATATCCACATCTGCATTTAATTCAGGGGTTGTTCCATCCGTCCTAAGCAACGTTACATTAGGGGGATTAGTGTTTTCAACATATCCAGAACCTCTGCCTGTTATTTTAAGGCTGGCTATTGAACCTGATTTTGTACCGGCGATTATTACTTTTACATTACCAGTTCCCCCTGTAGGGATCCCTCCAACCCATAGAGATGCTCCGTCTAAAAAAGTGGCAGAGCCTATAACATTGCTAGCCTGTATTTCTTTTGCAGTGGTAATAAAATCGGGTTGATTAAAAAATTGTCCCATTGTTTATTTATTTATTTTTTGTTATTTTTTTTGCTTTTTCCCAAGTCCTTCCTACAAAATAAGCCCCATAGACTGTAACTAATAATGTTTGAAAAATTGGAATATATTCTTCCGCTATATGAAATTCACCTACGTTGCCATCAAAAAAAGCACACACAGTAAATATTACTGTTAGATATATTAAAACAGCTGGCCGTATGTTTTTAGACAATTTACTATCAGACGCCATATCGGCTTCCCATCTCGCTGTAACTTGCTCTTGAGCCTCTTTATCAGCTTTTTCAAGAATTTCAGTTATAAGACGTTGCGCTTCAAGCTTCTCTTCTTTTGTTGTCGTAAGATTATCTAAAACACTACCAACCTCTTTAATTACGGAGCCTGTTAACCATTGCCAGATTTTTTTCATTTATCCTAATCTATTTAATACTGGGTCAATCGCGTTTGCTGATTGAGAATATTTTTTCTGAGCTTTTGCTGTTTTTCTTTTAGCAGCTCTTTCTTTTCTTAAAGCTTTCTTTTCATTACCTGCTGCTCTAGCCATTTCCGCTTGCGATAATTTTTTATTTGCCTTATCTGTTTTTTTATCTCCAGCTTTGGTTTTTCTATTAGTTTTAGTATAGGTTGATTTTGTATCAATAGCTTTAGCTTTATCTGCTACTGCTACGTTGTTAGATACTGTAACTTTTTTACTATCAGCGCTAGACTTTTTGTCGGCTGTAGATGATTTGCCTTTTACTTCTGTAGTTTTATCTTGTTTCCATCCACGTCTTGCGTACTCATCTCTACGAGCTTGTGTATTTAAACCAAAGTTTTTCATACTGGTATTGTACTTCTTCCCAGATGATTTTGTTGTTGTCTTTTTAGCAGTATCTTTTTTCTTGTCGGTAGAAGCTGTTTCTTTTTTCTTAGCTTTAGGCTTATAAGTGCCTTTAGCTTTAGCAAGAGCATATTCTTTAGCGGTATAACCTTCTGTTAATGACGGGTTCTTTTTTGTATCGTAATCAAATAAATTCTTTTCAAATTTTTGAATATTTTTTGATTTCCTAGTAGCTGCCCGCATTAAGACGTCCATTTCTTTAGGGTTTTTGCTGCTTGCCGCTCTTTTAGTATCGCTATCTAAACTTAATACGTTGCTTCTATATTGATTTAGTTTTTCGTTATAACTAGCCGCGTCCTTTTCTTTTTTTGCCTTTATGGCTTTAGTTCTTTGATCAGCCTTTGCTTTTTGCTGCGCGTCATACTGTGAACTAAAATCCTGTGCTTTAGTTTGTTTAGCAGGGGAGCTAACTTTCATTTTTACAGGAGCACCCATATCCAATAAAGGCTGAGTTACCATACCACCTTTAGTAGTCTTTTTAATTTTTGCTGTTATAGGGGAGCAACCGCCTTTTGATTTGTAAGCCATTGTCTTAGTTTTTATAGGGGAACATGTTGTTTAACTTGTCCTTTCGTTTATTGCAACCGCAGCCGCCAGGGATCTTATCGGCTAATTTTTTAATACCAGTTGCTTTTGTAAATTTTTCTATTGAATCCCCTAATCCTTTTGATTTCATAATATTAGCATTTCCATCTGCGCCTTGCTGCGCAAATTCTTTTCTTTGGTGTTTTACTGCAGTTAATGTTGTGCATTTCCATTTGGCCTTTGGATCTTGCGCAATACGATGTACGCCTTGACCCTCCGCCTGGCTGTGGAGCTTTTAGGTTGCCGCCGGTTTCTCTATTATATGCCGCTCTTCCAGCAGATGTCATACCCGCTCCTTCTTTAGCAGTTAAAAAATGTCTTCCTTTACCTTTTGTTGTTTTGCGAAGCTTTTTGACAGCCGAACTTTTTGGTTCTTGATAGTAGGCCATATTAATTAATATTTTTTTCCGTAACCCTTCATTTTAAAACCTGATCTCTTTTTGTTAGGAGATGTAGCTTTTGAAATAGCGCTACCAATTAAAGCTTTGCCTAACATACCCGCTAAAGGTAATAGCTTAGCTGGGGACTCAGGAGCTGCTTTAATGGCGTCTTGAAGATGTTGTGGTAATTTATTTTGATTTCCTTGTAACTTTTTAGCAACAGGGCTTTTAGCTTTCATTTTAAAAGCTGAATAACCTTTAGAAGAAGTGTACAAATCGTCTTCTCCTGCTGAAGACCCTGCTTTTGGGGCAGGTGGGGCTGCTGGCGATGGAGCATCAATCGCTTGGCTAGCTTGACTTGTTACTACTCCGCTTTCCTGTGCTGCCCTGCTTCTTTCTTGTTCTGCGGCATCTTGTCTAGATCTTGCTTCAGATTTACGCTTAAGCATTTCTTCTTGCTCTTTTTTATCAAGCTCAGACTGGGTCATATCTCTTTGCCCTGTATGCACATTTGAAGTACCAGTTCTTTTTCCAGAAGCTCTTGCTGTTTTACCTCTGGTAGCCATTGCTTCAAACTCTTCTAGCTCAGCTTGTGCTTCTTCGGCTTTAATAGTATTGCCTCTTTTTTGTGCTCTGGCTAATTTTTTCTTAGCCCTACGAATATCTCTTTGCTCTTTTTTAATTGCACGAGACATTCTTCTTGTTTCCCAAGGCTGCAAAACGTCTCCTTTAGTTTCAGTTTTTAAAGTGCCTTCCCATTCTTGGTCTTCACCTTTTTGAGTAGAGGTGTTAGTAACAGTTATAGGCTTTGGATCTTTTTTCCCCTCTGCCCAAACACAACCTGCTGCTTTAGCTTCTGGAGAATTTTTACCACCAAATTTTCCGCAACGCTCTTTAAATTCTGTTAATTTTGGATCTTCTTTGGTTGTAGTCGTAGTTACAGTTTTGTCTTCTCCTGGTGTAAAACCTCCTACATCTGCCGTCTGCTTTGCAGGCGAATATTTCAACAATGGAGATCTCTTTACTCTACTAGTTATTGGCTTACTCATTTTTTTATGTTTAGTTAGTTTTTTATATCTTTACGTCAGTTGGATCAATCTTTACGTCAGTTGGATCAACACTAACATCTTTATCCTTATCTGTATCAGGCTTATTTGGCGTAATCGCTTTCGATGCTGTAGATGACTTCTTTTTATCCCCGATTGCGTCTTTAGCAATTGCACCATAATCGGTAAACCCTTTTGATGCTGCTATATCTGCTGCTCCATCTATTAATGCTTGATTTGCTTTAAGTGGAGAACATTTTGCTTTTGATGTAATTGGTTGTGCTTTGTATCCCATAATTAAGAATTTTTGTAGGCATCTTTTTCCCATTCAAAGGCGCCGCCCTCGACGTCAGATTTACCTGTTTTTTTATCTATTAGTCTTCCGCCTACTCTCGCGTAAACACGAGCTGGCGATTTTGTATCTTTTTTCCAAAGCTTTACCTTTTAGTGACTTATCAATAAATATAGTTCCGTCATTATTAGCTTCACCTAAGATGTCACCTTCTAAATTTTTTTTAAATACAGGTGTGCTATAGCTAGATGTTTCTTTGTCTATACCGACAAGGTCTGCAAAATCTTTAAGTTTAAATCCCATTATCTGTCTTTGTCGTTAATCATATCGTCTATAGCTTTGTTAAAAACTTTATCTGTGTATGATTTATTTTTATGAAAAACACTTCTTTGTGATGTAGGCATGTCTTCTTGCCCTAAAAGTATTTTATATATTCTAGTTATTAAAGACTTACATTTAAACGAAACTCTGTAAACAGCATACTTAGATGTTGTTCTATTCCGTTCTTTAAATACTTCAATCCAACCTTCGCGCCTAAGTCTCTCCCATCGATTTTTGTCCCAGCTGTATGTATAAACACCATCTATAAAATCGTTTCTAGTAAAAAACTCTTTGCAATCTAAATATATTAAAAGTTCTAAATCCGCGTCTTTAAGAGAGTAAGTTTTACAGGCCCATCTTCTGACAAGCCTATAATACTTTAATAAATTTATATCGCGTAAATCGCCTGCTTCTAATCTCATTCAATGATAACAACGTCTTTAACTGTTATAACATAATAAAGCTTATCTTGCCATTCTATGCCATGACCAGCGTGTTTATCATATCTTACAACGTCTCCTTCTTTAATACTTTGTATTTTATCACCCACACTAACTACTGAGCCCTTTAAATACCTAACGTCGCTGTCTTGCTTTTCCGTCATTTCAAGGCCACCTACTTTTTTCGGGGCCTCTTTTATTTTGTCTATTATTAAGTAATAATTAATCGCTTTCATTATGCTAATCTTTTATTACTAATTATACAGTCCGCGGAAATAATAGTCGATACAACGCTTACTGCATTTTTCAATGCTGATTTTGTTACTAAGACTGGATCTATAATCCCAGCTTTAATCATATTAACGTCTTTGCCTGTTTTAACATCTATACCTCTATTTTTTATTTGGGGATAAACTTCAGGTAGACCTGCGTTTTCAAGTATTGTTAAATAAGGCGCTTTTATAGCTTCTAATAAAACTTCTTCGCCTTTATTACCAGCTTTTATTTTTGAAGCCGCATTCAATAACGCAACGCCACCTCCTGCAATTATTCCTTCTTTATAAGCTGCTTTTGTAGCGTGAATTGCATCTTCAACTCTATCTTTTTTCTCTTTTAGCTCAACTTCCGTGTCGGCTCCTACATATACTAGCCCTACTTTCCCGGTTAGCATTGATAGCCTTTGCTCTAATTTCTTTTTAAAGAAAGGATTTGATTCTTTTTCAATTTTCTTAGTAACCTCTTCTACTCTTTCTGTTACATCAATTTCTTGAATTGTCTGTAATACAGTGTTTTTATCATCAGTTACAGACTTTACAGCTTCACCTAATACATTGGGGTCTATTAAATCTAAATCATCACCAAGTTCCTCATTTATTATAGTGGCCCCTGTTAACATTGCTAAATCCTCAAGTGTTTCTTGTCTTGTTGGACCAAACCCCGGTGGATCAACAATATTTACTTTTATATTGCCTTTTACTTTATTTGACAATAATGTAGCGTAAGGCTGTTGATCAACTTCAGCTACTATAAGCAAACTTCGTTTTTGCTTTATAACGTGTTCTAAGACACTTTGTATCTTTCTTATATTAGGAATAGGAGAAGAGACAATAAGCACGTAGGGATTGTTTAAAACAGCCGTGTGCTTGTCTTTATCAGTTACTAAATGTGGCGATTTTAAACCGCTACTAAATTGGACGCCCTCAACAAAATCAACATAAGTTTCATTTGTTTCGGATTGTTCCATTAATACAATTCCATTTTTTCCAACTTTTTCGTAAGCTTCTCCAATTTTGGTTCCAAGCTCTTTATCGTTATTGCAGCTAATGATAGCCACATTTTTAAGCATTTCGCCCTCAACTTGAGTGCTGGACTTATCAAGATATACTTTAACTTTGTTAGCACCACTAATAATGCCTTCTTTAAGTTCTCTAATTTTTTCTTCATCTAAATGTTTGTTTGCTATTTTTAATAGTGAATTAGCAAGAACCGTAGAGGTTGTTGTTCCATCACCAGCTTCTTTAACTGTATTTCTAGCAGCTTGTTTTATAAGCGTTGCGCCTATGTTTTCAACCGGGTGGAGCAAGACTACGCTTTCCGCAACGGTTACACCATCTTTTGTTATCACCGGGTTGCCAAGGCTGTCTTCATAAATTACGCATTTCCCACTTGCACCTAATGTGCTCTTTACTGCGTTTGATAATTTTTCGACGCCTTGCATTATTTGTTCCTTTGCGTTTTCGCCAAAGGTTAGTGTTTTTACAATATCACTAGGATTATTAAATTCCATTAAATTAAATTTTGATTATATTATTATTTAAATGTTTTCACTACTTTTGGGCCGTTTAAAAAATCTATTTTTTTCTTATAATGTTCAATAGTCTTATCAATTGATGTTTCGGCTGCCTCCATAGTTTCTCGCCTTGTAACGTCTTTCCAAGTGTTTTCTTTTCTTAAATCTTGGTATTCTGTTTGGTAATAGCCGTTTTGCAATTGTACTATTCTCCAATTTGCTTTATCAGCTACATGGTTCCATAGTTTTAAACGGTCTTCATCTGGTTGTGGTTGACTAGACCACGAATTAGTCTGGTAATACAATGTCATTGGTTTTGGTATTATGTTAATATTTGGTTGCTCTTAAAGAGCGGGTTATGGTTTTATTATTACGTGAAAATTCATTTACTTTAATCTCCTATTGTCATAGTTACAGAAGTTGGGTTTTCTAGTTCAGCAATCTGAGAAGCAATGCCATCCTCAATTGCTTGAACTTCCTCTTCATCCATTGCGTCTTTTGTCCAACCAACAACAATTTCGTTTGTTAATTCGTCAAAAGGTATAAACTCAACTTCAGGATCTAAAGCTACCACTTGCGTCCCTATGCTTGTTGCTGAATAATCTTCTTTCGTTCCCGTTACAATCCAGTGTACATTATACACTACATTTGTTTCACCTTCTTCTTGAGGGTGTACATCTACTGTTTTACAATTCCAATCGTATGTTATCATTTTTTTTATTTTTTAATTGCCTGAGTTGCGCATCTTATAGGGATTTGCGATGTCCCTTTAACGTCTACCCAGTTTATATCTATATATCCTTCGCAAATTTTAATATTTTTAACCACCCCACTAACTGTTCCTCTGCAGTCAGTAATATCTATGCTAGCGTCAGAGCCATTTGTTCCATTGCTACCGTCTTTACCATCAGCGCCTGCTGCTCCTGTTGCACCAGTATCTCCTTTTGGGCCTTGAGGTCCTTGAGGCCCAGTATTACCCGCGTCCCCTTTGTCGCCTTTAGAAGCAGCGGTTGAAGAGTCTTTACCAAAAGCATCTTTTACAAACGCATGCAACTCTTCTAAATCTAGCCTAATATCTTCTACCTCTTTTACAAAATATTTTGTATGCTCATAGTTAGCACCGTCATTTATAACATCTTCAATACTAGATATAGAGTCTATTTCTTGAGCTATTTTAGAGGGCACAACTGTATCGCCATTAGAATCTTTATAAGCTCTTGTGGTATCTCCACTTTTATAAAGCTTTTTAGTTCTTATATTATCATTTATACTGGCCATATTAAGTAATATTATATTCTACAATTATTTGCACTGACATTCCGCCAAGTGTTTTTGTGGTACCAATTCCGGTCCCCTGTATTAATACGCCTATAGTATCACCATCACTAAAAGTAAAATCAGTGTTACTAAAGTTATACTCCGCCCGCATACCAGCGGCCGCACCGCCTGTAACAGTGCCGGTATATATTGTTGATGAGGTTACATCGTTTATATGTTTTTTAAAGTTTACATTTGTAGCCGTAGGCGTTGCCCCTCCGATGTGTTTTAATATAACTTTTTTAACCCTGCCATCATAGGGAGCAACCATTCTATTATAATAATCAGCTGAAGATACAAAAATAGTTGAGTTAAAAGGCACAAAATTATATGCAGAACTTGCTGTTTTCATTAAAGGGCTGCAATTATACGCTTGCTTAATATAACCTTTGTAAGCATCTGTGGTTGCTGTTGCGGTAACCGTACCTTGTACGTTTATATTTGTAGTATTTATAGCAGGAGCACCAAAATATATTGTTTCACCAGAAGTACCTGTATTTATATATGTATTGCTACTTGATTGCAATATATTTAAATATAGATTTGATGTACTACCTTGATAAAACTGCATTGAGCCAACAAATCTGGAAATACCATGAACTTCTAGCTTTGCGCTTGGTGCTGTTGTTCCAATACCAACATTACCAGTAGAATTAATTCGCATTCTTTCAGAGCCATTATTTATTACTATAAAATTATTGCCATCAAGTTTTAAAGCGTTTTGAGTATATGAATTCCAATAAACAAGCTGCATACCACTAGCGCCTGGGTTTTGATCCCATCTCAACTGCCCCATAGGCGGTGATGCGCCTCCTTGTCTTTCTGCCTGAATTTGTACGCTT